GATCAACTTCGCCGTTTTCGTCAGTTGCAAGACTAAAGAAATGACTTGTGTCATAACCTGATTTTGCTGCATCAGCTTCTGCTTGAGCAACTACAGCATTATTAATTTGCATTTCATGTTCGTATGTACTGAGTAAGTCTCGTAATGTGTTGCCACCTGGTACATCTTCTTCAGCTGGCAAATCTAATATTTCTTTGTATTCTTGACTATCCATTATCTGTTTAAGTTTTACTCTATATAGATGCGGATACCAAGTAGGCGAAAATCCCTCTGCGGCTCTATTTACGTCTTCAACAACGTAAAAGCGTTTTAGTGCAACACTATAATCGTTAAGTGCATACTCGTCTTTTAAGTGGGGAAGTTCAATTACGTCACCGCTTATAATTTTTCTACCTAATGTTTTTACACTAGAAGAGATGTGTATAGTCATAAACACTGTATCGTTAGATAAGAATAAACCAAATTGGCTCATATTAAAATCTATGTCTTGGACATTATATATACCTCGCATACTGTAAATGTCGGGATCATATTTTCGATCCCTGTTTTCCATAAACAACATATCTTGTATATTAGTTTCCTTAACCGCATCGTAACGGGGCTGGTCAGCAGTCGCGTCTGCTTCATCAGGATTTTTTGGTCCTAGATACTTGTGAACAAAGACATCGGTTCCACCCATGGTGAACATTTCATAGATGCGATTGTCTATGAATTTAAAGTCTTTGCCCTTTTCTGGTTTATATAAACTAAGTCTCGGCATACACATATTTATCGTTAGTTGACTAATACGATAAATACTAATGGAGAACAATTAACATGGCAACATTACAAACTAAAAAACAAGAGATATTTGACTATGTGTACGCTATGTTAGGTGGCGGTATGGTTGATGTTGAATTAGATCCTGTACATTACGAGACAGCTTTAACTAAGGCATTGACTAGATTTAGACAACGCTCGGATAATTCAGTTGAAGAAAGTTATTTCTTCATGCCAACAGTAATTGACCAGAATACTTATACATTGCCTAATGAGGTAGTTGAAGTACGTCAAATTTTCCGTAGAAGTATTGGATCACGCTCCGGTGGCGGCGATGGCGGAACATTATTTGAACCGTTCAACATGGCATACACAAACACGTATCTTCTTTCCAGTTCAAACATGGGAGGCCTAGCAACATATGATTTCTTTAGTCAGTACCAAGAGTTAGTAGGCAGAATGTTTGGCTCGTATATTGAATTTAAATGGAATTCAACAACTAAAAAACTTACAGTACTACAGCGCACACGAGCAGAAGAAACACTAATGTTACTTTGTTATAATTATCGCCCAGATGAACAAATCATGGACGATTATCTTGCAAAACAGTGGATTAAAGATTATACTGTAGCAACTTGTAAGTATATGCTAGGCGAAGCACGTAGTAAATTTGCTACTATTGCAGGTCCACAAGGTGGCGGCCAGTTAAACGGCGATGCGCTAAAGAACGAAGCACAACAAGAAATGGAAAAGCTAGAGCAAGAAGTAGCATCAGCAGTTGCAGGCGGAGCAGGATATACTTTCGTAATCGGTTAAAAAAGTCTTGACTTTCTTTACATTATATTGTATAATAAACAATATTCTTTAAAGGAAAACATAATGATTATTGGTATTTGTGGCCTAATCGGTAGTGGTAAAGACACTGTAGCAGACATTCTAGTACAAGAAAACAACTTTAAAAAACTTTCATTTGCAGACAAGTTAAAAGACGGTGTGTCGGCCGTGTTTGGTTGGGACAGAGTTATGCTAGAAGGAAATACAGAAAAAAGTAGAGCCTGGCGTGAACAAGAAGACACTTTTTGGTCAAACGAAACAGGCCGCACTATTACTCCGAGATTAGTGCTACAAGAGTTTGGTACTGATTGTATGCGAAATGGATTCTACGACGGCATATGGGTAAGTCTTGTTAAGCAAGAAATTCAACAAAATCCAAATAAAAATTATGTTATTCCTGATGTACGTTTTGAAAACGAAGCTAAGATGCTTAAAAGTATCGGTGGAGACGTTTGGCGCATACGTAGAGGACCTGATCCTGTTTGGTTTAGAATGTATGTTGATTTACAAGTAGAACCAACTGATGTACATAAATCAGAATGGGCGTGGGCTAACATTGCTTTTGACAACGTATTAGATAATAGCGGATCGTTGTTAGAACTTAGAAGTCGGGTAAAAGGTCACCTTGCTTCCATTTAAATCCTTCTTTTTGCAACACTCGTTGACAGTTTGCACAAATAGTTTTTAAATTGTTTGGCCTACAATTTTGTAGGCTTCCATCTATATGATACACATTAAACTGTTCAGTGTGCTTTGATGCATACCCGCACTTCTCGCAATAATCCTTTTTATCATATCCTCTTTGTTGCCACAGCGGAATACCGTAGTTTACACCGTTGCGCAAACACCGTTCGCACACACTTCTATAAAAGGTTTTACCTTCTTTTTTATAATTTATAGCACACGGATGTTGCCTGCACTTGCATAAAGGTCTCATATTGTATTTACCTCACCTTTATGGTACCTTTTGACTGGTGAATTACAGTGGGGTTTTAAAAATATATGATAAATAATAATAACAACGTAATGTCCACATAGGAGAATAACATGGCACTAGTATCCCCAGGCGTACAGGTCAGCGTAGTAGACGAAAGTTTTTACACACCCGCTGAACCAGGTACAACCCCAATGATTTTTGTCGCATCTGCGGCAAATAAAACTAATGCTGCTGGAACAGGTACAGCACCTGGTACATTGGCAGCTAATGCAGGAACACCGTACTTGCTAACTTCACAAAGAGATTTAGCAGATACATTCGGTGATCCGATATTCAAAACAGATACAAATAACAATCCAATACACGGCGGCGAACTTAATGAATACGGCTTACAAGCTGCATATTCATACTTAGGTGTTGCTAACAGAGCATGGGTTGTACGAGCAGATGTTGATCTAGCAGAATTAGAACCCAGTGCAACAGCACCTGCAGCAAATCCAACTGAAGGAACATATTGGCTAGATACTGCAAATACATTGTGGGGAGTTCAACAGTGGAATTCAGCAAGTGTAATTAATTCAGGGCAAGTATTTAAAAATTCAAAGCCAGTAGTAATTACAGACGCTTCGGAGTTAACAAATACTGGATCACTAAGCACTAATGGATATTCAGGGGAAATTCCAGTAAGTAGCATAGGTAAAATTGGCCAGTATGCTGTAGTAGCAACAACAACATTAATTAGAATTTTTTATAGAAACAGAGCAGGTACTTGGGTACTTGTTGGCAGCGATGCGTGGACAAAGAGCTGGCCAACAATTACTGGTACTGCTTCTAATCCGTCGTTTGCTGGAACAACAGCTATTACAATTAACGGTACAAGCGTAACAGTTAACAGTTCAGACACAGTAACAGATGTTGCAGCTACCATTAACGGTTTAAGTATTTCAGGTATTACAGCAGCGGCAGTAGATCTTAAATTAGAAATTTACAGTGATGGCACAAGTAGTGGCGCAGATGATAGTTCATTAGGCGGCCCAATCTTAATCGGCGGCAGTGCAGATAGACTCGGTGAGTTAGGCATAGCTGTTGGCACTTACTATCCGCCAGCACTACAAATTGGCAAGCACACAAGTATTCCTGAATGGAAAACTGGAGACACGTATACACGCCCAACTGGTTCAGTTTGGCTTAAAACTACAACTCCAAACTTAGGTGCAAGTCTCATTGTTAAAAAATGGAACAACGGTACACAGCTTTGGGAGACAATAAGTGCTCCATTAGCTAGTGATAACCAAACTGCATTATACGAATTAGATGTAACAGGAGGCGGCGCAAACCTACTTACTGGAGCAATTTATGCCGAAACTAACGTTGCTGGTGATACACAACCACTCGCTACTATTAAACTACAAAAGCGTAGAGGCATAGCACCAACAAGTATTACAGGTAGTAAAATTATTGCAGGATCAATTGGTTCGGGCAGTAAAGGCTTTACACTCAGTTCTAGTGATAACGGCAGTGCTGCATTTAGTACTCCGGTAACAGTTACAGTAACATATACTAGCGCAGCAGCTGATGCATCATTGATGGCAGGAGCAATTAACGATGCAAACGTAGAAAATGTAACAGCAACAGTTAATGCAGCTAATAAAGTTATTATAAGCCATGCATTGGGTGGAGAAATACGTTTTGTAGATACAGGCGGAGCACTTACTGGTGCTGGATTTACACCATACGTAAGTCCAACTGTAGGAACACCAAACTTGCTTTATGTTCCAGGTACAACATCGTCTACTAATCCAAAACAACTCCAAGCATCGCTTTGGTCACCTGTTAACGATTTAGGAAACGGTTTTTATACTGCAAAAGAAACAGCAGTAAAAGCTACAACAGCAAACAATACACTATGGTACAATAGTATTGTTGACGAAGTTGACTTACTGGTACATAATGGTAGTCAGTGGGTTGGACTATTGTATGATGGAACAACAGGCGAAAGTGCTGTAGCAAGTCCATTTTACGATGCAGACAGTTCAGCAACACCAGATCCAGAAGGACCACTTGTAAGTGCAACAACTCCATTAACACAGAGCGACGGAACTGCACTAGTAACTGGCGACATTTGGGTTAGTACAGCTAACGTAGAAAATTATGCAACCATTTACAAATTTAATGCAGATAGAACAGACTTACCAATTGCTAACAGATGGTTCCTTGTAGATTCCGGAGATCAAACATCAGAAGAAGGTATATTATTTGCTGATGCAAGATATTCAGATTCAGGAGCGTCAAGTGCAACAGCAGCTTCTATTGCTGATTTGTTAGTTAGTGACTTTATAGACTTTGATGCTCCAGACCCAGCACTATATCCAAAAGGCATGTTGCTATGGAATCTAAGACGTTCTGGCTTTAATGTTAAAAAATATGTTAAAAATTACGTTAATACAGCAGGAAACAATACTAGATTTGGTACAGGTCTTGGACAGTCTATGTCAGGCTACTTTGCAGATCGTTGGGTTAGTGAGTCAGCTAACCAAAGCGATGGTTCAGGAACGTTTGGACGCAAAGCACAACGTGCAGTTGTTGTACAAGCATTGCAAGCAATGGTTAATAGTAACCAAGAAATTAGAGATGACGAGTCGAGACTATTTAACTTAATGTCTTGTCCTGGATATCCAGAGCTAATAGGCGAAATGAAATCACTAAACTATGACAGAGGCTTAACAGCGTTTGTGTTAGGTGATGGTCCATTCCGTTTAACAAGTGATGCAACATCTATTAACAACTGGGCAACTAACGTTAACAAGGCAGTTGAAGATAACGCTAACGGACTTGTAACTACAGATCCATACCTAGCTGTGTACTATCCAAGTGGATTTACAAGTGATAACTTTGGTAATAATGTTGTTGTTCCATCTAGTCACATGATGATGAGAACTATGGCACTAAGTGACCAAGTTAGTTATCCATGGTTTGCTCCAGCAGGAACAAGACGTGGTGGAATTACTAACGCAAGTTCAACAGGGTTTATTACAAACGAAGGCGAATTTAAGTCAATATCACTTAATGAAGGTCAGCGTGATACATTGTATGCAAATGCAGTGAATCCAATTACATTCATTACAGGTGCAGGCTTAGTTGCATTTGGACAGAAAACAAGACAGCTAACAGCTAGTTCATTAGATAGAATTAACGTTGCAAGACTTGTTATCTATCTACGTAGTCAGCTTAACACACTTGCTAAACCATATTTGTTTGAACCAAATGATAAAATCACACGTGATGAGATCAAAGGTGCAGCAGAAAGTTTAATGCTTGAGTTAGTAGGACAACGAGCACTATATGACTTCCTAGTTGTATGTGATGAATCAAACAACACTCCAGCAAGAATTGATAGAAACGAACTACACTTAGACATTGCTATCGAACCTGTTAAAGCAGTTGAGTTTATTTACATTCCGTTAAGACTCAAGAATACTGGCGAAATTGCAGGATTGTAAAAAATGATAAATACTTATAGATTAGGAGCAAATTAAATGGCAATATCAACACTATCAAAAATTACAGTGCCTTTGGCTAGCGGAGACTCCGCTAGTAACCAGGGCTTGTTAATGCCAAAGCTACAGTATCGCTTTCGAGTGTCACTGGAAAACTTTGGGGTATCAACACCGACTACTGAACTTACAAAACAAGTTATTGATGTAGCCCGTCCAAACGTGTCATTTGAAAAGATGACAATAGACATTTACAACTCAAGAGTTTACCTAGCTGGTAAACATACTTGGGACCCAATTACGCTTAACTTGCGTGAAGATGTAAATAACAATGTGCAAAAACTTGTAGGCGAACAGTTACAGAAACAGTTTGACTTCTACGAGCAGTCAAGTGCAGCATCAGGACAAGACTACAAATTTACAACACGCATTGAGATCTTAGACGGCGGCAACGGTGCTAACACACCAAACGTCTTAGAAACTTTCGAATTGTATGGCTGTTATGTAGAGAGTGCAAACTATAATCAGTTAGCGTATTCTAACTCAACAGATCCAGTGAGCATATCATTGAATATACAATACGACAATGCTATACAATCTCCGCAAGGTACTGGTATTGGTACTGCTATTGGCAGAACTGCAAATACACTTGTTACCGGCGGCGGCGCCTAATAACAAAAACAAGAGTTCCTAATCTTGGGGGGTACTTTTTTAAGTATCCCCTTTTCTTTTATGTGCGCACATTACAGAATAGATAAATATTAGTATGGCAAAGTTTACAGGATTTTTAGATAATTTAGCAACCGGCGCACTAGGACCAAAAGGTAACCTAGGCGACTTTAGGCATGCAAGCAAAACATTTGTTACTGATGCTTTTAGATTAGCACCAAAGACAAAGTTTCTTTTTCATGTATTTTTTGAAATAAATGATCAACCAGCAAGCGTATTACCGGAATTAAAACAACGACACAACAGAGAAATTGGACTATTAGTTAAGGCAGCAGATTTGCCAAAATATAGTGCAACTGTTGACACAAAGAAAAAATATAACAGAATTAAAAACGTACAAACTAGTATTTCGTACAATCCTGTTAATATTTCCTTTCATGACGATAACTTAGGTATTACTAGCGCATTAATGGAAGCATACTATCGCTACTATTTTGCAGACGGTAATTATGGATCAAGGCCAGAAGCATATAATAGACAAATAAGTAAAACATCTTTTGGTGATACTACATATGCAGGTAAAGATAGAAACAAGTATGCTTATGGTTTAGACAATGGTCAAAATGAACCTTTTTTTAAGTCGATACAAATAAGTCAACTTACTCGTAAAACATTTACTACTTACACCCTTGTTAATCCTACAATAACAGATTGGGGCCACGACAGTGTTGATTCAGCAGACGGCGCTGGATTTATGGAAAACACAATGACTGTGGCATACGAAGCAGTGTGGTATGATCGCGGAGCAGTTGGTGTAGATAATCCTAAAGGATTTGGTGACCCATCACATTACGATACTACTCCAAGTCCTGCTAGTTTATTAGGTGGCGGACAACTTGGAATTGGCGGAATACTTAATACTGGTATTGGATTGTATGACTTTATTACAAATGACGGCAGTTTTAATAGCCCATTAGAAGCAGGCCTAGCGGCAGCTAACTTAATATCTAATGTACGCAATCTTAGTAGTGAAGGGATGCGAGCCGAGGGATTTGGCTTACTTAAAGGAGCGATTGGAGCTGCTGCTGGCATAGATGTTAGCGGTGTTTCAAATACATTCTTTCCAAAGAATGGCGGCAATGGCGGTGCCAAGGACTTAGTACTCGCAACAGCGGCTGTCGCAGGATTAAAAGCAATAGCACAATCAGCTAATAACACAGACGCCGCAAAAGAAAGCGCAGCACGAATTGCAAATAATAAAGCCTATCAAGCAAACGGTGGAACTGGCGGAGTTAATGGTAACACTGCTAATTACAATTCATTAACAACTGCCCAACAAAACGCATTAAAGGATGGAACATAATGTCAAGTTTACCCAAAAGCCCAGCTACTTCAGAAGGTAAAACAACAGAGTTTTTTGACAAGTATTTTACAAAAAAACTTAGTTTTCCAAGTAACGAAGTTGATGCAGTTATAGGATTCTTTACAAAAAGAGGGTTTGACGAAGCTGCAGCACAAAGCACTTCGACTATATTACTTGAACAAGCAAAAATAGACGAAGTAAATGTGTTTGATTTATTAGATACACTAAAGGGATTAAACGAAGTACAGTTAAGTACAGTTGTAGCTGAAGTATTAAACTACAACAGAGATTCAACATCGAGCATAGGATTTAAACGCCCAGAGAGTGTGGACAAACTTGAAAAACGTAACATAGTGGTATAATGTTATGTCTAGATTTGCACAAGGTAAATTTAACCTAAAAAACCCAGAAAAATATGTAGGACGCAAAACACCAACTTATAGAAGTAGTTGGGAATTTGCCTTTATGCAATTCTGTGACAATCACCCAAACGTTGCACAATGGGCAAGTGAAGCAATACGCATACCTTATAAGAATCCGTTTACAGGAAAACATACAATTTACGTACCTGATTTTTTTGTACAGTATGTAGATAAAAACGGTAAAACTCGTGTAGAACTAATAGAAGTAAAACCAGCTAATCAAACTCACAGAGATAAACTAGGAAAAAGTGCAGCTAATCAAGCAAGCTATGTTTTAAACCAGGCCAAGTGGGCTGCGGCAAGTGCATACTGTAAACAACAAGGTATATTTTTTAGAGTTGTAAATGAAACAGATATTTTTCATCAGGGTGCAAAGCGGTGACAGAACAAGAATACCTAGACTTATTATTAGACAAATTAGGCGGTATGCCTGGAAAAAGAACTGATGGTGCAAAAATAATAAGAGGTTTTTCAAAATACTATGATGAAAAACAACAATTTGTTAAAAACTATAACTGGCAACATATAACAACAGCAATTGATATAGGCACCGGGATAGGAATTCTTCCATGGATGCTAATGCAAAAAGGTATTAGTGTTGAAGCAACTGAAATAGATTATGAATTAAAAAAACCCAACGGTACCTATAAAAAATGTTGTAGTGCAATAGACCTTAAGGTACATTCTATGTATGTAAATAATAATGTTCCGATGAACTTCCCTGGAAAATATGATATCCTAGTTGCTAATAGAACAATGTTTGATAGAGAAGCATTGGCTCTCGGAGAAATATTTAATTGGAAATTCTTTTTAAACGATGCATTTCAGTATGTAGACCATGTTTATATTAAAACTAATATTGGCAGTAAAACACCACCGGGATTTACAACGACATACGCAAAATCTAAAGAACACTGGCTTAAAGAATTTGTATTTCATAATTACGGTAAATGGCACATAAAAATAAGCAAGGATGAATTTCGAGAGAGTGTTATTAATACCTAGCAGTTGCTAAATATATTAGCAGTTAATGTGAGAAGTCAATGACAAAAAAATTAGAAGAACTTTTAAATTTACCTGACTCAAAAGAAATAATAGCAGAGTCAAAAAATGTTGAAAGAGCCGAAGCAGCTATTGTTGAACAACATGAAACTGTTAGAGATATATCTGAATTAGATAAAATTGCATCAGCTTTGCCTAGTGTAAAAGGTTTAGGCGAGGCAGCTGATAAAGAACTTAATGAAATAGCCGATAAGGCTATGACAGCATACGATGACCTAATGGATTTAGGCATGAATGTAGAAAGTAGATATAGCGGCAGAGTATTTGAAGTAGCAGGAAATATGCTTAAAACTAGCTTAGATGCAAAGGTTGCTAAACTAGATAAAAAGTTGAAAATGATAGATCTGCAACTTAAAAAAGAAAAGATGGATAAAGATAGCAATCCCTTCAACGGAGATGTAGTACAAGGCGAAGGCTATGTAGTTACAGACCGTAATAGTTTGCTTGAAAAACTTAAGAGTATGGATAAATAACATTATAGTAGGAAAACACCATGAAAGCATTTACAGAATATTTAACAGAGTCTGCAAAGACATACAAATTTAAACTACGGGTTGCTGGTGAATTGCCGGAGGGCTTTGCTGATAAATTAGATCAAGCAATGACGAAATTCGAAGTTGTGAAGATTAGCGCAGGTAAGAAAACACCAATTACCGAAAAACCGTTAGACTTCCCCCAACTAGCAAATTGCGAAGTAACACACTATGATGTAGAAGTAACATATCCTGTTACTGCATTTGTGTTAGAACAATATCTAGTAACGGAGACTGGAACACACGCTAGTAACTTAATTGTTAGAGGCGAAGGTGATCCTATAGAAGCACAACAAATGGAAGTTGCTGACGACAAAGCACCATATGAATCTTTATTAACTAAAGAAGATATGGGCGGCGAAAGCGCACAAGCCGATGTAGGTGTTAATAGAACAATGGATCTACTAAAGGAATTAGAAGTTGCTAGAAAAGAACGTGCAATTGATCCAATTGATGGTATTAAGCCAGGTGACAGCAAAGACATTAGTAACGAAGAAAATAGTAAAAGCCCTGTAGGAAGTTAACATGAATGATATTAGATCAATAATAAATTTAATTGAGCGTAAAGCCTGGAGAATACAAAGTAACGGATCGTTAGTTAATTTTAATATTGACCGTAAACAACCAAGTATCCAAATTAAAAATAGAGACGGTGAAGTTTTTGATTTACACGGAAAAGATACAGAAAAACTAAAGCAATACATTGATAAGAAAAAAGGTTGGTCAGTAGTTGATCCTGATGCACCTAAAGACAGGAATGCAAAACCTACTGAATTTAAAGCAACACACTTCCACAAGAATAATTTAGGTCTAACAAATAGTCTTATGTTACACACTGATGGTAAGTTTTATTTTCAAAAACGTGACCAAGAAACTAACAAAATGGTAATTGCAAAGTGGCGCGGTAATACAAACAATCGTAGCGCATTGAATCCTGCAAGTGTAGATGGCGAGATTGTTGACGGCAAGAAGGTTGACTATCCAGAGGATACTACATTTGCAGACACGCCTGCTAGTAAAGTTGACACTGAAGAACCAGCAGCACAAGCAGGTGGCAATGAAAAACTTGAATCAGCAAAAACAAAGTATACAAGATTTATGGAATTGCTTACAAAAGCAATGGCAGATACAAAAACAGAAAGTTATATGCCTCGTTCGTATGCAGATCAGTTACTTTCAGAAGCACTTGCAGCTGACGAATTAGAAGAATTACAAAGTTTGTATGCTGAACTAAAAGGCATGGAATTAGACTTCGACGACGAAGTAGTTGATCAAATTAATGATGCTATTAACAAGTATGATATATGGAAAGCTGGCGACAAAGACGCAAACGCAGGTATTGACGGACAAGCTGATGCCGCCGCAGACGACAAAGACGCAAACGCAGGTATTGACGGACCAGCTGATGCCGCTGCCGCAGGAGATAGTTTCAACGGAGACTATTCAAGTGACGAAGCAATTGAGCAAGCAGTAGGTGATGTTGACGCATGGATTGCTAACGAGATGCCTAAAGAACTTGCATCTAAGAACGCAAATGGATTAAACAAGGCAACTAACAGAGGTAAAATAAAATCTGCTAGTGCAGCGGCTATCCAAACTGTATTAATGCGTATTGGTGTAGCAAATAATAATGAAGAATTAAAGAAAATTAAAGCAGACGGATATTTTGGACCAGCAAGTATTTCAGCAACTAAACGAGCACAAACACTAGCTGACCTTAAAGTAGACGGTGACCCAGGTAAAAATACAGCAAAAGCATTATTAGATTATTCAAAGGATCCGCAGAGCAGTATTGACGATGCATTAGAAAAAGACTTTGCACGTATACAAGAATTAATTGCTAAACACAAAGCACCAGCTGCAGAATCTATGTTTGATATGCGGTCAATGTTAGAAACACTGCAACAGTTAAATGAAGCATTAAGTCCAGAGGAAATGGAAGAGCTTAAAGGCTTGTTAAACAAACACAAAGCAAAATTAGAAGATCCAGAAACTGCACAAGCATACGCACAATATGCTGATGCATTTAAAGCAGGAAAAGCAATTACTTCTAGCACAGAAGACCCGGCAGCACAAAGCGGCGCTTCAACAGCACAACAAGCAGCTGATGAGTTTGCAGGAGGCGATGTACAAGGTGGCGAGTTTGCCGGTCCAAAAACAATAGATCAAGTTACTAATCATATTGAAGTTGCACAAGGACTGTACAACGCAACAAAGGGCGGCTTTTTAGGATTTGGCACTGACGAAGAAGCAGTGTTTGCAATATTAGCTAAATTAAAAGATGCTGCTAGTTATACTAAGGTTATTGCTGCGTATAAATCAGAGTATCAACAAGACTTAACCGCAGACCTAAGAAGTGAAATGAGCGGCGGTGACTTAGAAAATCTTAACGTTGCTTTAAAAAGACTAGGAGTAGAGCAACCTGCAGCGCCAATTAAGCCTGGAGAAACAGATGCTTCGGGCAAAGTAGCACCTAGACCTGAGAAAAATTTCTTAGGCGGTGATATTGGACAAAGAAGATGGGATAAGCAATATAGTGCAACTCATAATCCAGACGGTACTCCTAAAAGTAAAGTAGCACCGGGTGGACCTGCAGGCGGCGCAACAGCTCCTGAAATTCAAAAAACGGAAAGTAGGACAACTATGAAAAAAACAATTAAAGAATCAGCATCAATGAATATTTCAATGAGTGCCGACAATGCAAGTGAAGTAAGTGAACTACTTAATATACTTAAAAATGCAGGTATGCCTAATGCTGCTCCAGTTGGAGCAATTGACATGCCAATAGATACTCCAATGCCAATTAAGCCGATACCAGGCGGCGCAGGTATAGACTTAGATAGAGACGGTAATGATGATATGGAAGTAGGTCCTATGGATCACGGCCATGATATGCCAGATGAATCACCATGCGGTGGCGATGATAATGCTCCAAGACTAGCACCACCTAGCAAAGACATTGATGACATGGACGATATTATTAAACTATCCGGCGGCAAATCACCAATGGATGATGATGTTGACGAAGATGGGTGGGATAACTCACCAGACGAAGAATATAAAGATGACGATACAATGTATCAGTCAGGTGGCATTCATAAGCCTAAAAAAGCATATGCTAAAGCACAAGATGGCGACAATGCAATGGCTGTAGAATCAGTCAAAGAAAGACTATGGGCAGCATTGCAAGAAAAAGCTACAGCCGAGGGCAGTTCACGTGGTACTAAGAAGAAGTTAAAAGCATCACGCGGCAACGAAGACATTAAAACAACTGAGGGCTCTAAAGGTAAAAAGAGTCGTGGTAAGAAGTCAAGAGGTTAATTGGGAAGAATATTTCCAACATATTAAACCAGTTTGTCCTTGGAGTGGCGCAGCTCACAAAAAGGGCGAAATAAAAATTATACAATGGTCTGGAGAGATTGAGCCGCTAGGCAACAACCAGGCTATTGTTTATATTTGTCCCAAACTTAATCGTAGAAGATTAAAAAAATTACACAAAAAAATTGATAACGGCGATTATGAATGGCTGTGGAGTGAACCTACAAACGGCTCAAATGCCTCTCCTGTTCCGGTATTAATACAACAAGATAAACGTAAGTTATTTGACCTAAGGTTCGATACTGGTTACTATGACGATATTATAGGTTAAATAACAGTATGGCAGCATCATTAGACGGCGTCTTAATTAAGAAAGCCAATAAACAAGAAACATTTAGCAACGAGCAAGTTGAAGACTTAATGAAATGCATGGATCCTGACATCGGATACTTGTACTTTGCAGAACACTTTGCTTACATTCAACATCCTGTACAAGGAAAGCTATTATACGATCCTTACAAATATCAGTTAGGATTAATGCACAGTTATCATAGCTACCGCTTTAACATCAACATGATGCCTAGACAAACAGGCAAAACTACATGTGCTAGTATCTATCTAGCATGGTATGCAATGTTTAAACCAGATCAAACTATTCTAGTCGCTGCACACAAATATACAGGTGCCCAAGAGATTATGTCACGCATACGCTTTGTGTACGAAAGTTGCCCTGATCACATACGTGCAGGTGTTACAAGTTATAACAAGCAATCAATTGAGTTTGAAAACGGTTCACGTATTGTTGCACAAACAACAACAGGCAACACAGGACGTGGTATGAGTATCTCGTTACTATACTGTGACGAGTTTGCATTTGTACAACCTAATATTGCTGAAGAGTTTTGGACTTCAATATCACCTACACTAGCAACTGGTGGTCGTGCTATTATTACAAGCACACCGAACTCGGATGAAGATACCTTTGCAACCATTTGGAAACAAGCAGAAAATAAGTTTGACGAACATGGCAATGAACAAGAGTTAGGTGTAAATGGCTTCCATAGCTTTATATCACAATGGGACGAGCACCCTGATCGTGACGAAGAATGGAAAGTAGCAGAAGTTGGTCGGATAGGCGAAGAAAAATTCCGTCGTGAGTACGGATGTGAATTCCTTGTATTTGACGAAACACTTATTAATAGTATTAAACTTGCTATTATGGAAGGAGTGGCCCCAATACTTAACATGGGACAAACACGTTGGTATAAAAAACCAACTAGTCAGTACACCTATGCAGTAGCACTTGATCCTAGTATGGGTACAGGCGGCGACAATGCAGCTATACAAGTATTTGAATTACCTAGCTACGAGCAAGTAGCAGAGTGGCAACATAACACAACGGCTATACCAGGACAAATAAGAGTACTTGCTGATATATGTACATATCTACAACAAGAAACTCAAAATGCTAACAATATATATTGGAGTGTTGAAAACAATGGTATAGGTGAGGCATGTTTACTTGTTATTAATGACTTTGGTGAAGAAAACATTCCGGGGCTGTTTGTAAGTGAACCGATGCGCAAAGGACATGTAAGGAAGTTCCGGAAAGGATTTAACACTACACACGGTACTAAGATTTCTGCGTGTAGTAGACTTAAAACTATGATCGAAAATGATAAAATGATACTTAAAAGTAAACCGCTAATTAGTGAGCTTAAAGGGTTTGTAGCAACAGGATCGAGTTTCCAAGCAAAGTCGGGAATGGGTGATGATTTAGTAAGTGCTACACTATTAGCTTTACGAATAATGGCAGTACTTAAAGACTGGGATCCTAGAGTCTATAATACATTTAAAAGTATGGAAAATGAATTAGACTATGAGCCGCCCATGCCCATCTTCATATCGACGAACTATTGATAAATACTAGTATGAAAAACTTAGACCTAATTAGTGAAGAATTATTTAATAAAATACGTGGACGTTTTCCAAGCGTTACGATTGGCAATGCTGAAGGCAATGTAACCAATGTTCCCAATGAAGCAAGATTTTTTGATTTTGATTTTAAAGAAGGCGAACAGAATTTAGGTAAGGTAAGTATAAGTGTAGATGATACTAGTGTAAGTGTTATGTACAGTAATAATTTTATCGAAGGTCAAGATAAGTTTACAAAAGAAAAATGGTATGGGTTTTTAAAGGAGCTAAGGTATTTTGCTAAAAAGAGACTATTAAATTTTGATACCAGAGACATAACAAAGTCAAATTTAAATAAAAGAGATTATAAGTTTTTAGCAACTAATTCCGGGGATGAAACAATGAGCGAATCAAAATTATATGGTACTAGTAAAATTAGTTACCAAAAAGTAGGCGAAGCACGTATTGTAATTAAGCATACAGAAAGTATTAACCAAGAAAGTGCTGCAGGACGCACACGTAGTATTGGCAAAATATATATTGAAAGTGCCGATGGCGAACGTTTTATGTATCCGTTCAAACACCTAAGTGGTGCAAGAGCAATGGCACGTCATGTAGCAGAAGGCGGTAAACCGTTTGATGAGTTTGGTGGACACATTGTTGGTCTGTCAGAAGAGATGAGCAAGTTACGCAAGTTTAACAACTACATGGGCCGTAGTGCTGTAATGGCAGAAAGCCTAGCAGGGTATGTTGACGCAGTTAAAGCACGTATTAGTACAGTTAAGAAAACAATTGAGTCATTGCAAAAGCCAAAGTATTATGCAGAAACATTTGCTGCATATGCTGCACCAATGATGGAAGATGTACCTACAGACGTTGCAGAGAATTGGATTGATCAATTAACTATTAAACAGTTTAACGAAGAACTAGCTGATGTATTTCCGTACATTTATAACCTAGTAAGTGAAGCAAATAAAGCAGAAGGTCTAGGACCAGACGATTTGTTAGGTGAAGCTGATGTAGTAGAAGCTCATATGAAAGGTCATGAAAAATATCATTGTAAAGACTGTGGCTGTCAAATGCATAATTGTAAGCCAGACTGTGATTGCAAACATGATTCGCATGACGAAAAAGGCGCTTGGTGGGAAGATAAAGACGGTAACGGCATTCCAGATGTAATGGAAGGTTCGACTATGACAGAATACGAAAATTGGGCAGATCAAGTAATAGACGAAGGATTAGAAAAAGAGCCAAAAACACCTGTAGGCGAATACGTACTTAGTATGTTTGATCGTGACTCAGGTAAGTTTCCAAAAGGTGAAACAGCAGTACTAACAGCTATTGAAAAAGACTACGGCGAACAATACATTAATCCAGCTAAGAAATTTATCGAAGCAATTTTTGCAAAGTTTGAACAGTATAAAGCAACTAACGGCGCTATGTTAGGCGAAGCAGGCGGCGAAGAGATTTTCCTAGACTTTAGCAAAGAGTTAATAGATGTCCAACGTACAGACGATACTGAAGAATTTACTGCAAAACTTGACGGATTAGGTTATAGAGCCGGATCAGAAGAAGAAATTGATCTTGAAGGTACACCTGTTAATGTTAAAATAAATGCAATTGGTTACGTACAAGAAGGTGAATTTGAAATTGTTAGTGTTACTGGTGACGATGGTACACAATATGTATTAGACGAAACTGACACTTGGGATATAGATATGTTAACTGATACTTTCAGTAACGCACTAGCAACTGAAGACGCAGTATTAACACAAAGCGCACCAGATACTGGCACTGTAATGGAGCCAACGGTGGGGCAAGAAGAACAAGACGACCTAAGAAGGTTAGCGGGGTTATAACATGGAAAAGACAATACAGCAATTAATAGCAGAGATGGATCGTATCGAAGCATCGGCAGTAGGTGAGCAATACACTCCTGCAACTACAGAAAACGTACATGTGCCACTAGAAAATAGTACATATCCAGAAGCTGAAAAAGTAGTAAAGTCAGTAGCACAAGAAATTAGAGAACTAGGCGATCGTTTGATGGCAATACAGGCATAGACATTTAAATTCACAAATTTGTCAGAAAGAGGTTGACTTCTGATAAGTAAAACTGTATAATAGTATATGTGCTGTTATACAACAAGGCACGCAGTACCGTAGCAATGTAGCTACAAATATCATAGGCACTAACAGGAGGCATTAAACTATGGCATCATTAGCAGAAATCCGAGCGAAGCTCAAAGAACAAGAAGCAAACACAGGCGGCAATCGTTCGTCAGGTGGCGACAACGCAATTTACCCATTTTGGAACATTAAAGAAGGCGAAAGTACAACTTTCCGTTTCCTTCCTGATGCAGACGATACAAACACTTTCTTTTGGAAAGAACGTTTAATGATTAAATTGCCGTTTGCAGGTATTAAAGGTGAAACTGATTCTCGTCCAGTACAAGTACAAATTCCATGTATGGAAATGTATGGCGAGTCATGTGACATTCTTAACGAAGTACGTGGTTGGTTCAAAGACTCAAGTCTAGAAGACATGGGTCGTAAATATTGGAAGAAGCGTTCGTATATCTTCCAAGGATTTGTAACAGATAATCCATTAACAGACGACACTACACCTGAAAATCCAATTAGACGTTTTATTATTGGTCCACAAATCTTCCAAATTATTAAGGCAGCATTAATGGATCCAGACATGGAAGAATTACCAACAGATTATACTGCTGGTGTAGACTTCCGTCTTAACAAAACATCTAAAGGCGGTTATGCAGACTATTCAACATCTACCTGGGCACGTCGCGATCGTCCATTAAACGATCAAGAAATGGCAGCAGTTAATTCAAACACTTTATTTACATTGTCAGACTTTCTTCCAAAGAAGCCAAGTGACATCGAAGTTAAAGTAATGAAAGAGATGTTCGAAGCGTCAGTAGACGGTGAAGCATATGATGCTGAACGTTTTGGTCAATATTTCCGTCCAGCGGGAATGTCAGCTAAGACAGGTGATCCAAATAAAGCGTCATCGAATGGCACAGCAACTTCTAGATCTCCGGCTCCAGTAGTAGCACCAACTCCTCCAACAGCAGAAGCAGCACCATTTGCGGCAGATGTAGCAGTAGCAGAAGCAGCTATTGCGGCACCGGCAGCAGCACCAGCAGCACCTGCAGAAGGTAATGCACAAGACATACTTGCAATGATTCGTTCAAGACAGTCTAGCTAAAGCAACTATGAAGGGTTGCTATGTTATGTAGCAACCCTCTTTATATCACAGCTAATTAGGAGAAACAATGGCTAAATCATTTGATGTTAGCAAGTTCCGTAAGGACTTGACTAAGAGTATCTCAGGCATGAGTACAGGATTTAACGATCCTACTGATTGGATCAGTACAGGATCATATGCACTAAACTATCTTATCTCAGGATCCTTTCACAAAGGAGTTCCACTAGGTAAGGTTACTGTGTTTGCAGGTGAATCAGGAGCAGGTAAGAGTTATTTCTGCGCCGGCAACATTGTAAAACACGCACAGGATCAAGACATTTTTGTAGTATTAATTGATACAGAAAATGCACTTGACGAAAGCTGGCTACAAGCTCTACAAGTAGACACAAGTCCAGAGAAGTTACTCAAACTTAATATGAGTAT